TAATTCTTCTAGTTCCTTCTCGTCTAATTCTGTACCATCGGCGTAGTTTGCTTTTTGTAGTTCAAAGATTCCATCGCTGTAATCCTGCATGTCGTACACTATGCTACCTTGGTCTATCTCCTTGCCATTGAGATACAAGTAATCACTCTCGGCTTCCTTCTGCATTCCAAGTTCTTGTTTTCTTTTCTTTATTGCTTCTACAGACTCTGGATCATTCAGTTTTGGATCTGCTTGTAGGTCCTGTAATGTTTTTAATTTTTCTTTTCTGTCTTCTTCGTCTCTGGGTGCTTTTGCGTATTCGTTTGCATCAGATTTCATAAAAGTGTTTGCATTAGAATGAACAGCGTTTTTTAAATTTTCTTGTTCTTCTGGTGTATAATAATTGTTTACTTTTGATGATTTTAAAATTTTGTTTATAACGTAATCGTGTACAATAGTTCTAGCATCAACGTCTGGACCGTTTTGCTCTGCGAGATCTCCTAGGTTATCATAAAGTTCATCATCGCCAAACCCTAAATCAGATAGTATACTAGTGGCATTTATAGCATCGGTACCAACAGACATTTCTTTTGACATGGCATCTTTTAATGAATCAAAATTCACACCCGATGCATCTTGACTTGGAAGAGACCAAGTACCTTCAGTAACTTTTGCTTCTACTCTATTAGCCCAATTTTCAAATTGTGCCGTCTCGCTTTGTTTTGCTTTTCCTAATCTGTCTTTTTTGGGTGAAAATTCACTAGGACTTATTCTGATTTCGTCAGCATATCCAGGCTCTTGTTTCATTTTTTTAACATCGTCTGCATATCTTCTTGCTAATTGATAAGCAATTTTTTTATTTTTTATATAATCTTTATTAGGTTTAAAAAACGGTGTTCCTTCTTTTCCAATTTGATCGGCAATGTCACTGGCAAAGTTGGCTACTACGTCGTCCTTTGGCTCTTTTACTAACAATCTTTCTGCTATGTCGCTTAAGATTGTAGAAAACATTTGATTTTTTCCTTGTTGATCTTTTGTGAATTGCATTTCTTTGCTTGATAATTCACCTTTGTCTTTATTCAATATTAATTTTTTATCTGGATTAGCTAAAAAAGATTGTACAAAAGCACCACCATCTATAGGAGATGGTATTTCAATATCTTTTGCCGTTAACGCTTTTTCACCATCAAATTCATTGACAGTATCTTGTGTTGGCATCTCGCTCATTACACGATGGATAAGTGGTAACGCTTCTTCCACTCTGTTATCTAAATTTTTTAATGTAAATTTTTCTCTGTATGAATTTGCTGTATTGTCATCAAGTGCGGCATCGTCATTTAATTTAAAATCTTTTGATGCAGTTTCGTAGTGAGATTGTTTTGCTATATTTTTGACATATGATCTTAAATTTTCTAATTTTAATTTTGTTTGGTCAATAATTTCACCAGCGGAATCGTTCAACTGATCTTTGTTAGAAACATATCTAGCAAACGAATTTAATTTTGCAATATCCTCCGAAGTCGAAACAATATGTTGTCCAAATTCGTCATGCGGGCGTCCACCATTGGCAACGTGTCGAGCCATGGCTCTTGCACCTGCTAGATGTACTAGTGGATACTTGAATCTTTCACCGTCTTCGTTCTCAATGTAAAGTGATTGTATTTGTCTTGATCTTGCACCTGGCACAGTTTCGTCAACTTTGCCTTTGTGTCTAATTATTAATCTTGTTTTATCTAGGTTCTCAAATGAGCTTTTTGAAGTACCTGTAAGGCCTTCTGCAACTGGTTCTTTTTCTAAACCTGATAATTTAACTATTCTGCTTAATTCTTCCGACATTTCAGCAGTATTTAGTGTTTGTGTGGTATCTGCTAGATTCTTAAAATCCTGCTTTGTAAGATTAGATTTGGTAATATCACGCACATCAAACCCTAACGAGTGTTCTACTGAAAAATCTTTAAGTTCTTTTAAGAATGAATACCAGTCCGATTTTGAGTCTTCATCAATTTTTTCAACCAATTCCCTATTATAAAATACTTTTACAGTTTCGCCATCTGCTAAACTTATGCTAACTCTACCAAACGTATCAGCGTCTTCTTTAAATTCAAAATCAAAAAATACAGCCTCGTTGGGATTTGCTGTAGCTTCGCCATTGGAATTACCTATTTGAATATTTCCAAATTTGCTACGTATTTTATTGAATAAATCGTTTGATGTTTGTTCTGTTACCATATAGCATATTTAGTTAACTACCTAGGTTAGCAAATATTGGCATAGGTGCTACATATTCCGAAGTTCTGTTAGTCCACTGCTCAAATATCTTTGGATCAAAATCTGCTAAAACTTTAATCATACGAGTCATTAATAAACAAGAACTTACAAGATCATCATGTTCTCCAGGTTTCGCTTTGTAACTTACTCCTGACGCTACAAAATTCTTTAATTCTGTTATCAAAGGTTTTGAATTAATTTCTATTTTGTTATTTTCTACAAGTTCTTTAAATTTAGCACAAGAATCAATTTTATGTTTTGCTGTGGTGTTAAAACCTCTTCGGAATTTTCTACGATGACCTTTACGTATAGGTTCCGACAAGAATGAGCCCATTATGTTTTCTTCACCTATGTCCATAACTCTTTGTAGTGCCGCTTCGCCTAGTGTATTATTTTCCATTGAGTAAAATATTTGTGGAGTGGCTGTAGAATCTTGTTCCATTATAGTTTCGTGGATGTATTTTGTTATACTTTGTAAAATTCTTATCTGCTGATTGGCAGGAGTGGTGTTATGATGCCATTCAGCCACCTGTTTAAAAGTAGATATATCAAACACTTGAATACCAGCATAGTCGCCACCGGTACCTAGAGAAGGATCTAATGCAACCATGTAGATGTGTTTAGGTGTTGGTTTGTGATACCAACGTACCTGTCCTTGATTTAATATAGGATCTTTACCTTCCATTTCAATGAGTTTAATACTTGAAATTAAAGTTTCATCGTATATTAAAAATTCGCATTCATGCTCTCGTCTAAATCTTTCGTTACCAATTCTGGCCTGCTCTGCATCTGCCCACGCCTGGTCTCTGTCTGGGTGTTCTGACCAGTGTGCCTTCATGGCGTAAAAACCGTTTGTTCCTGTAATAGTATCATTTCCAAAATCGTCGTATCTTTTTTGTGCTTCCTTCCAAATTAATGCAAACTGATCTTCATCTGAGTTGGGTGTACTAGTGATCATACACTTACCACCAGTTGACAGTGTTGGTGATAGTGATGTCCAGAATTCCTTGGCCTTCTCTGGTGGTTGCACGAATGCAAACTCATCACAATAAACTAGCGTAAGTGACATACCCCGTCCTGTGTTCTCTGTTGTTGTGGTTGCTGATATCTTTGAACCATTGTCAAATTCTATACTGTTCCTGTTGTACTGTGTCACACCTGCTTTGATCCAACTAGGTAACATTTCATAGGCATAACGCACCCTTGACATGATGTCTGATGCACCTGCGTATTTGTGTGCCGCGATCAGTATCTGTGAATCCGGTCTAAACATAGCATACCAAATAAGGAATCCTGAAGCACAGGTTGTTTTACCTGTCTGTCTAGGTAGCATAGCTATACTAAATCTGTGATCGTTGTAACTTGCTATCAATCTCTCTTGGTAAGGAAATGGATGGAAAGGAATAGAACCCTTAACAGGATGTTGAATCTTCATGAATGTTTTCATAAAGAACAACGGACCTGCTTTTTCGTCCATACACTGTTCAAGTTGTAACACTTGTTCTTTAGTGTATCGATGTTTCTTATTTGCTTTTTTTATTTGATCGGAATCTAATGATACATACGCCATGATGTAGTATTTAACGCTGTTTAGATACTTAGAAAAGTATTACTTTGCTTCTTTGTCCGCAATGGCTTTTTTCATTGGTTCTTTTTTATCGCCATCTTTGTCCATATCTAAAAAGTCTGGTTTTGCCTTTGCTTCCGTTTGATATGCTTTTTTGAAACTTTCGTACTGTGCTCTAAGACTGTTTGACAGATCTTCCGCCGCCATTGGATTGTCTCCACTAGCAACTTTTGGATAAGTTTTCTTTTGTCTGTTCATACCACCTGACATAGTGTTAACCAAAGTGTCTGTGTCTTGGTATTTTGGTTCTTCTTTCTCGTCACCCATTGAATTCGCAAATGTTTCTTCGGCTTTCTCTTCTGCTGGTGCAGTCATCATGTCTCTCATTCTGCCCATCTCGCCTGAACCCATTGCATCGTCATCGTGACCACAACTGTGTCCTGGCTCACCGTGTGCTGGATTTTCGCCTGCTTCTGGCTCCTGATTGATCATTGCTTGATCAACTGGTTGCACACCTGCTAATTTTAGAAGTTGCATCATCATTGACGCTTCCTCTGGTGTGTCTGTTGAAATCTGTACTGCTTCTTTCACAGTTTCTTTTTTAGATTTTGCCTTTTCAGCATCTGCCTTTTCTTTCGCTTTAAGTTTTTTAACTTCTGCAGGAGTGCCATCGTAGGCGTCTTCTTCATTCACTTCCTTGCCTGCTTTTTTATCTTGGTATGCTTTTAAGCCTGCTGGTATTTTACCTTCTACTGCTTCTTCAGTTCCATTAATGTTATCCCAAAATTCTCCTGTATCTTTTCCGTATTTTTTAACAAATTCTTCTTTAGACATATTTTCAGCATCGCCATGCATTGCTTGTTTTAATGCACCTTCATCTATTTTTGGATTTGTTTTGGTAACGTTCTCTAAAGCATCTTTAACCAACTCAGGTTTAGTCTCTGCTATTTCTCTTAATTTTGTTAATACGTCGATCATTTCCATAACTTATTTCCTTTTTGGGTCTGGGTGCGGGTTAGTTGCTTTTGAAAAGGGACTTGGTGTACCTGCTTCTTCTTTATTTTGAATATTTTGTTTTTCTTTGGGCTGGTCTTTAGTTTCAGCCTTTGTCTTCATTAATTCTTTCAACAATCCCATGTTGTACTTGTCACCAAAATGTTCTTCTGCTTTAACTTTGGGGGCATCTTTCATTTCGATATCTTGTAATTTGTTTGCGTATTCTGATTTGATTTGCATTTTTTCTTGATATTCTTCTGTAGGCTCATTGGGTTTTCTAACAACAATATTTGTTGCTGAAACTCTCAAAATGTCTGATAGGTATTCTTTCATTACAATTGATGATGCTGGATAACTTGTTGTTACATCAAAGATAGTTACTTGTTCGTTACTTAAAGAAGGAAAATCGAGTGGTAGTGTCATGATAGGTGTTTTCTTACCTGCTGACATTTTAGTAACTTCAAATTTTGCCAATGCTGATTCCATTCTAGAGCCAAAATCATCGCTTATATCACCTGCAACTTTAATTTTGTAATCATACGATTTTGCTGATTCTGTCAAATACTGTGTAAACGTGCTCATATTGTGTATTTAGTCTTTTTTCATAAGTTTCTTCATTAATTCGTTACGATCTGTAATTACAACCCCTTCTGATTCTATTGCTTCTGAGGCCTCATTGCCGCCATCTTTGTCCATTTTTAATTTTTTAAGTTGTAATTCTACCATTTTAAGTTTATTACTAATTTTGTTATTTTTAGCATCTATGGCATTACGTAACATGCCCGATGCAACTTCGAATATTCTACCAGAATACCGAGAATCTACATTCATACCTAGATCCATTAAATTCTTGTAGCTCTCTTCTGCTTCTACAGCCAGTTTGTCCATCTCAAGATCGGATAGTTCTCCCAGGCCTTTAACTTGTGGTAATGCTTTTGCAATTTTATCAAATTCGGCATATGTGGCTTTAAGAGCGGCCGCTGTTTTTGGATCAACATTCTTTATAACGTCGCCTGTTTTTTCTTTGTTCACTCTTGCTTGTTCTTTTTTATCTACTTCTCCAAAGGCACTTTTAACATTTGGTAAATTGAGAATATCTTCTAACTTCTTTGTCATTGTCGTATTTACTTACGTTTGCCGTTGTGGAACAACTGTTCTTCTGAAACAACCCTGAACTTTATCTTTCTCTGCCTAGCGTAGGCACTGGCGGCCTCCCACTTGGCCATGTTTATTACTACTTGTTTCTTCTTGGCCATACTTTTTCCTGCTCGTTCCATGGTAGTTTGATTCATTGGTTTTACTTCAACCATTTCTGCGTGTTTGTGACCGATTTTATCCATGTAAACAATAAAGAAATCCGGAACATAAACTGTATATTTTCCTGTAAAAGGATGTCTATAAGGTATTTTTATACTTTCACTGGCCCATTGATAAACATTAGGATGTTCGTCACACAATCTCATAAAAGAATGTTCCCAACTAGATCTATAGGTTGGTGTTTTTGTTCCTACATACTTTGCAGGATTTTTAGGTGTAAATTTTCCCCTGGCAAATTTCATTAGTCAACAACATTTTTTGACACAAAAGAATCCACCGTTCTTTGTTTCCTAACACCTAGCCTACTAGACTTATAACGATTAGCATTTAATATTACTGTAATTAATTCGCTTAACACTACAGGCGAAGCTCCTGTTAGAATATCTAAAATTTCTTGAGGCGAAACGTTATCAATTTTTGCTTGTTGTAAGATTACATAAGAAGTTTCTTCTGCCGGTTGCCTGTCAAAGCCTCTTTTTACAAAAAAAGAAATAGCGGCATCGTAATCGTTTTGATTAAATTGAAAATTTTCTACGTAATTTTTTGTCTTTAATCGATCAATTGTCTTTTGAAAGTTGTCTTTATCTTTTTGTGGTAGGTTAGTATAAAAGTCGTTCATTAGATATTTGCTTTTTCTGTTACAATAGTTATATCTAGAGTATCTCTATTAATTTTTATATAACCTTCGTTAACTAATTTTGTTATGTCGGTTAATGCTCGACTTCTATAAACTTCTTTTTGCTGAGGAATTAAGTTTGCATAATTTAAATCACTTTCGGCCACTGTTAGTCCTTGTCGACTGCCAATTAGTTTATAGTAAATTCCCGAAGCCGCTTGATCTTTAAGTTGTTCATTAGTAGTGATAGCATTAAAGCTCTCACTAGGAGAAAGAATTTGTTCAATATCTACAGTATAGTTTGTAATAATCTCTTTCCTGTTTTTGTTTTTATTTTCATCAATCATTCCGTATGCTGTAGCGGCCGCCGCTCCCACGGCAATTGACTGAGCAACATTTCCAATTGAAAAATTACCTATAGGATTAGTTATTGTTCCTGCCTGTTTGCTAACTCCTAGCACACCTTCTTTAACTATGCCTTTCAGTTCTTCTTTTACTGCATCTTTAGCCTTAATTTTTTTAGCATTATTATATGTGTTGATACCTTTTAAGATTGTTCCTACACCAATATTTCCTGTTGTAATATCTCCTATAACTGAACCTATACCGTCAACTATTCCTCCCGGACCAAAAATAGATGTTGTTCCTCCGCCCAGGGCTGATATAGGAGAAGGTTCATGATCATAATGTATGGTTGAAAATCCTGGTATACTAGCTTTGTTGACTGTGCCGGCTGAATATAAAACAGTTTCGTAAAAAACTTGCATAGCATTTGACATAACACCACCTCCTTCGGCTTGATCTAAGCTGTCATGACTAAAACTTGCTATTCTAGGATTTATCAATGTAAAACTAGTAAATTTTTGTTTGTGTAAAACAAATATTTGTATACTTCTTAATAATGGTTTTTTATTTCTTTGTTTTCCGTCCATTCCAAATTGTGTTCTCGTAAGTTTTCCTTTAGAATCGTATAATGTGTCTTTAGTAGAACTTTTTAAACCTGTACTAGCAACAGTGATCGAGTCAACATTATTATACTCGTAGTAGGCTTTCCAAAAAGCATTCACAGTATCTGCATGATCATCATGGAAATTAATATTAACCGGCTCGTAACTCATTCGTGTGCTGACATACGTTTTTTTATTGTACTGCTGTTTTTCTTCTAGGTTAAAATTGTATTTTGGAAGATCGAGATTTTTAACCAACATATTAAGCTCAAGTTTTTGTGTGGTGTTGAACGCTTTTGTAAAAGCATTGTCGTCAACATCAAAGTAGACATGAAAAAGAAATTTTTGTTTTGGTAAAAGTTTAAAGTTATCGTCTATATAAAGTCGTGAAGCATGTTGATAGTCTTTCATTCCTGGAAGACCATCTGAGACGCCTTTTAAAAAATTATTAATACTTGGCATAGTGTTATTTATAGTCACAAAAAAAGCGCCATTTTAAGGCGCTTTTTTTACTTTAAATGTTATCGAAAGTTATTAAATACCGCCGCCTGTTGATAATGCGCCAACGGTTCTTGTTACTGCTGACCCAATACCAGTACCTGTTGGTGTTTGTATTGCGTTGTCGTATCTAATATTTAGAGTTATTGTTGCTGGTTCTGATGTGTTGTAAGCTAATGTATTGTAGTTTACTGCTTCTACATATGAACCATATAGTTCAAAAGTTTCTAATATATTTGGTGCTGTTGCTCCGTTACCACCATCTAACATTTCAATTCTTGTTGTAAATTTGTAGTCAATACCTGAAGCGGCAGAAGCCTGCTCGAAGAAATCAAATTGTTTTTGTATCTGTTCGCCACAAAGTTTAGAAACTGCATTATTAACATCGTCTCTAAGATTAAGTGTAATAGGTTCCCAAGTATGTTTACCAGCAATGTAAACTTTTGAGTTGTACACATCTAATGTTGTGTTTTCAAAAGTTAAATTTGGTCTAGTAACGTCTATAACTTGTTTAGTAAGTTCTGATCTTGGTGTAGAAATACCAAAGTTTTCAAGAATAACTCTAAACCTGTATTGTAACTTTGGCATCAACAAACCTTGTGATGCTGAACTCTGATCGTTGCTTAAAGGTACTGTAAATTTTGATAGTGTTGATATTGCCATTTGTTTCTCCTATTTATTCCAAAATTAGTTCCCTAAGTTTGCAATTTCTCCTGTGTTTTTGATTCTTAAAGGTATGTAAATAAATTCAACTGATTTGATTGGTTCAATTGCTATGTCTACATACAGTTCGTTTCTGTCAATCCTTGTAGGTGTGTTGTTTGTGTCATCACAAACTACCAAGAAATCATATAACGCTCTCTGGCCTGTTAATTCTAACAAGAATGATTCGATTGCTCCTCGGATCTCGTTTCTTGTTAATTCATCATTTGGTTCAAATATAAACGGTTTAGCAATAGCATCTAGTTGTGATCTTAGATACACTGTTAATCTTGAAACATTGATTCTGTCCAAGGCTGAGCTTGACGATGTTTTTGTCAAGTTACCAAAGTTAACAATACCTGCTCCTGAGAAGAAAGTTATTGGGTTAACTTTAACTCCGTGCATTGAATCTCTTACCGATTCCGTTAATGCTAGTTGAGAAAATTCTCCCTCTGCATCAATGTAACCAACTGCTGTTGCATTGTCAACAACACCTCTTCTAGTTCCTGCCGGTGCAAACCATGGGAATCCAATGTTATCGTTGTTAGCAAAAGTTCTTAACATCATGTGTGATGGTGGAACGATAATGCTGTTTCCTGAATTGTCTGATGCTTTTCCTGAAGGGTAAAACAAGCCCAAGTAATCACTTGCACTCACTAGGCCGTCTTCGCCGTTGTCAGTTGCACCTGCTGAGTTGTTTGCCCAGTTTGTGATTGCAGTGGCATTTCCTTCTAATCTCATTGGAGTATCACCAATAATAAAAGCAGTGTTGTTTCTATCTGTATTTAGGTTAATCAAATTTGATGTAACTTCAGGATAGCCAGGAGCGGCAATTACGTTAAAGCCTCTTTGGTCTTCTCTGATTGCTTGGTTAGTATCAATTTCTGATTTTAATTGTTGAACAATAACTTTTCTCTGTGATTTTCTTCCAAAAGATCCAGATCCATTGTCGTTGTTAGCAGATTTAGAAACCCATCTATCTGGGTAGTAACCGGCAACTGATTCGTTACTGTTGAATCTGATGTTACCCAAACCACTTGATCCAGAACCTGGATAAGCAGTTGTTGTGATGTAACTGTTTTTGTATTCTTTTACGTTGTACCCAGATCTTCTTGTGTTAAACAACAAGATTGATTGTGGATATAGAGCAGGATTTGGTGCATCCGGGTCTATAAAGTTATCGCTTAAAAGTTCTTTGATTGATGATCCAACACCAGTGCCAGTATTTCCGTTAGCATTTTTGTCTACTGTTGTATGCCATCTAGCATCTGCAAAAACAATACCGTCTTCTGTAGTTTGATCTGTATTATCTACTGCCACCCATGCCGCTGTTGTTGTTGTAACAGCAACACCGTTTGATGTGTTTGTAGAACTTACAGTAGCAGTTGTATCGTATTTGTAAATCTTTGGATAGTTTTCTAAATCGGAAGTATCAATCCATAAATCATTTGCTACAAGACCTGTTCCATCTGATTGTGTACTAGGTTCAGTGGCACTAAATTGTGGACCATTTGGATCTGTTGCACTATAAAGATTTTTGTAACCAACCCAAGTAGTTCCATTATGAGCCATAATGTCTGTTTCTAAGTTTGTATTGTACCAAACTGTGCCATCTGTTGGCTCAGCAGTTGGAGTATTTAACGATGCACTGTAAGATAATCTTTTCCAGTTAGAAGCCATTATAGTTGAAGGCGTTGTTGAGTCTTCTGTGTCTCCTGCTGGTGTATCGTATAAGTTATCAATTAAAGTTGTTGAATTTGCTGTATAAGTTCCGTAACTATGAGCTGTTGAAGTTGAGAATCCAGCATCTGCTAATGGTGTTCCAGATGTTTCAAACATTCTGAACTCACCGCCTAGTTTGTGTTTGATCTGAATAGCACCTGTGTAATCTCCTGATGAAATTATTGATGCTTCTAGGTTTGTAAATCCTGCTGATGTAAACGCAGTAACAAAGTCCTCGGCATCGCCTAGAGTAGAACCATCACCGGAAATCATCGTAACTGTTTTAGCAGTGTCTAATGCTTCTTGATTTTTTAATGATTCTTGAACTTTGAATGTCTCGTTTGCTGTAAAACTTGCAGATGTTGTTTTAGATTGGATGATAGTTTCTCCGCCTTCAAATCTGAAAACTTGGAAATCACCAAGTGCCGGAGTAATGTCATATTGACCCCCTACCGTTTGTTCAGTAACATTGTATTGAGTATACAACGATCCTGTGGAAATAGATGTTCCACCGCTTGTTGGGTCTATGTTATAGATAGCTGAATGATTTGTTGCATAAAGAGGAGAGTCAACTGTTGAGAACGATGTTGACGCTGTACTATATAATTTTACTGAAATATCAGCACCAGAGTTTGGAGTAGTAGTCTTGAACCAAACAGAACCGTTAGGTCTGTTTTCGTCTGCAGTCTTCCAAGTTGGTCTTGATGTGTGTGATGCTTGTAAGAATTCAGGTCCTTTATAAAGGCCTGCTGTGATTCCTAAATCAGTTAGTAGTGTTCCTGAAACTGCTTCAATCCTGATACTGTTGTCTTCTGTTGAGTCACCATATGCTAAACCGTTAATGTAAATTTCAAATTTACCTGTAACGGCATCAACTGCGGCGCTCACACCAGGTACACCTGCATTGTCAATTACAGTTGCGTATCCAGATCTTGAAGTGCCGGTTGCCGCTACCGTAACACCGTTTATTTTAAGTGAATGACCAGAAGTAATATCTCCTGATGTTACTGTACCTTCGATTGTCGGGTGACTGTTGTGCCACGCTGAACTTCCAAGTTGTACCCATGCATTAGAATCGTTTTTGTAATACATTTTATTTGTTACGTGGGTAGTGTTTACAGCATAATCACCTTTTGATCCAAAACTAGTTTTTGGAGCACCAGTTGAAGTATTTCCTACTAGGTTGCTACTTGATGTTATTAACTTTGGAATAATTGTTGTAAATGCTTGATTTGTTGATGACCATTGAAATATGCCGTATACTGATGATGCAAGGTCTAACCAGTAAGTGCCGTCTGTTGGTGAAGCCGAAGGAGCAGTTGCTGATCCAATTAATTCAGATAGGTCAATGTTTGCTCTCAACACAAATGCTCTGTTGGCAAGTCCTAAAAATGAATATGCCGCTTGTAGGCCCCATTCATTCAATTCATATCCATTGATTGGGTTTCCCGAAGCGTCTTTGTAAAAAGATGGATCTCCGAATGTTTCTGTTAATTCTCTTTGTGACGAAATCAGATAAACTTGATTTGCGTTAGCAGTTGTTGTTCCTGCCGCTGTTCCTGATTGAGCTCCGTTTAATTTGTTTTGTGCCGATGTAACTATTAATAAAGGTGTTGTACCAGCGTCTGATGGTACGTAAAAACTTTCGTCTATAACTGAAACTTCTACTCCTGGTGATGTTAATGCCATTATATATTTCTCCTTGCAAGTAATAACTAGATGTATTTATTGCGTTTATATTAAAATGCGGTATAATTCTGTATAATCTGGTACCTATATAGGGTACGTAAATACAACATATGAAAAGACCACTATGCAAACACTGTCAAACAAATCCCAGAGCATATGCCTATAAAAAAGACAATAAAATATACTGGCGTAGTACCTGTGATTCTTGTATACGTAAAACTAAAAATAAAAAAACAGGAGTTAATGCCAAATGGCAGTCTTCTGGGTATAAAAAAAAAGATAAGTGTGAATTGTGTGGATTTGTTGCGGTTATCAAAGAACAATTAAATGTATATCATGTGGACGGGAATAGAAATAACGTCAGTGTCTACAATTTAAAAACAATATGTGCTAATTGCCAGCGTTTGAAAAGCACACAAAATTTAGGGTGGATTATTGGGGATCTAGAAGCAGATGCTTAATCATCCGATCAACATTGTTCTCTAAATTTTCAAATGTTGAATTATTATCAATAATATAATCAAATTTACTGCCAATCCAGTCCCATTCTGATTTATGAGCCCCAGAAGCCTTCATTTCTTCTCTACTAGGTATTTCACTTCTTTTTACTAAAACAATTTTTCCACCGTTTTGTCTAATAATGCGAATTTCGTTTTCAAATCGGGTATCGCTGATTACTGTATTCTCACCCTTATATCGAGAAACAAGACTGTCTACCCACAACGAATCTAACATTCCACCTCGACAAACTTCAGTACCAAAATACTGTAAAATCCATCTAGGAGTTACAGACTTTCCAAATCGATCGCTCCAGAATTTATCTGGTTGTTCTCTCCATTCTCGAGATTCTTTAGTATCTCCTTCTAGGAGAATTCTGTCCCATCCAAATATATTACTTACAGCATCTTTTAATGATTTTGCAAACGAATCTCTTTTAAAATTGTGTTTTTTGGCCAAACGTGAGGCAACAGTGTCTTTGCCAGAACCTATTAAACCAACTAAACCTATAAGCATAGATTTATATTATAGGTTTTTTATTCTTTTTTCAAGTTCTTTTTTAAGTTCTTTTACCGAATTTAATAAATGATATGTAATTTTCCAACTAGGTCCTGCTTTAAGTAGAACTTCAAACGCAATCGTTAATTGTTTAAGTTGTCTAAAAGATAAGTTAGATAGTTTTGAGAAGTTTTTATTTTTTGCCATAATTTATGCCTTTCGTGTGCCTAATGTATACGATTATTTAATCTGTATGGAGGAAGAATTATATGATAGTAGATGTTTAACCAATAACAAAACTAAACGGTGTGCCACCTTCTTGATAATTGTTAATCTCGTTGTCAAGACGTTCCATTTCGGCCTGGCCTTCGTTCTTTAACGATTCGCCATTAAGTGTTGTGCCACCTTGCGGTCCTGCAATGGTATTAAATTTTCCTCTTGCTTCTCCTAACATAAGTTTAGATACTGCAAGTGCGTAATCTCTGATCCAAGGTTTAGAATATATATCTTTAAACAGTGTTATGTCGGGTCTAAAGTTATCAGTATGTAAAATAACAGTTTCGTTGTCGGCTCTAGGTCTTTGTGTTATTGTTAAAGTTTTTGTTGCATTATCGTAATGGTGTTGAATAAATGATCCAAACATCTTACCAACTAATTCTTGGTACGATGCAAAAGCATAGTATGTAGCAAGTCCGCCAGTTGCTCCTGCTTTCAAAAGGTATGTGTTTGTGTATGCAAGGTTGAATGGTTCAAATAATGTTCCACCTTCGCCACCTTCAGTCCTCGATCCAACACTTCTTCTTCCTACTTGTCTTACGTTGATAATTTCGTCGGGCAAAATATATTTGTTTTGATTCTTTTTAAGTTCTAAAAAATTATAAGATTCTTCAGTAGCATTCGATGATCGTTGACGATATCTGTTAACTGCTCTTTCCAGCGCCGTTTGGTAGTGTTTAGGGTCTAATTCAACGTCGATCATACCATCACCTAGGTTAGTTTTGACGTAATCGAATATTTCTTGCTGTCCTGTTTGTAGTTCTGACATATACATATTTACCGTTAAGACAAATACTATAAATATGTGTAATATGCCAAGATTGTCACTTTACAAGCCTGAAAAAGGAAATGATTATAAATTCTTTGATAAGAATATTAAAGAGATGTTTACTGTGGGAGGTACTGATATCTTCCTACACAAATATCAAGGAACGTATGATCAAGGTGCTACAAACAAGGACGGTGAAGCATCACCATCTCAGCCGCAATATTCCGGGGATAGTTTAAACGAAAGAACTATTCAAGACCTTTTATTTTTAGAGAATAGAGATCGAAAGTACTCAGATGATGTGTATATTATTAGAGGAATATACAATGTACAAGATGTTGATTTTAATTTATCACAGTTTGGTATGTTCTTACAAAATGACACGGTGTTTATGACTGTACATTTAAATGATACAGTAGAAAGAGTTGGAAGAAAAATTATGTCAGGCGATGTTATTGAGTTACCTCACATGAAAGACGACTTTTCATTAGACGAAAATATACCTATCGCACTAAAAAGATTTTATGTTGTAGAAGATGTTAACAGATCGGCCGAAGGATTTTCACAAACTTGGTGGCCGCACCTTTTACGATTGAAACTGAAATCGTTAGTAGACTCTCAAGAATTTAGAGACATACTAGATAAACAAGTTGGAGATACAGGAAATACATTATCTTCGTATATGAGTACTTACAATAGAGAAAAAGAAATTAATACTCAAATAGTATCGCAGGCAGAAGCAGATGCTCCAAAATCCGGATTTAATTACAAACAATATTATGTTACTCCTATAGACGAAAGAGGCAATATTAGAAAAGAAGGTGTATCTGAAGGTCAGGCAAGTTCCGATGAATCAATTAATGCTGTACTAGATACACCGGCAAGTTCGCACTACGGTTTCTACTTAGACGGCGACGTAAAATTAAATGCCGATGGGACAGTTGATGGTGTACCTAACGGTTACGTAGCAGGACATGGTACATCATTTCCACTTTCGGGCATAGATAAAGGTGATTATTATTTACGAACAGATTATCTGCCTAATAGGCTATTTCGATATGACGGTACTCGTTGGGTTAAAATTGAAGATGCTGTGAGATTAACTATGACCAATAACGATACAAGAGGAAACTTTAAAACAAGGTTTGTTAACAACACAACTGAATCCACAATTAATGGATTAACAGTTAAACAGAGACAATCATTAACCGATGCTCTGAAACCAAAGGCTGACGACTAATGCTACATTTTTACGAAGGACAAATACGTAAATTTTTAACTCAATTTATCAGAGTTTTAAGTAATTTTAATATTGAAGTGGGCAAAGGTGCCGATGGTGCAGTACAACTTAAACAAGTTCCAGTAGTTTATGGTGATGTTACTCGTCAAGTAGCAAACATATTAAGACAGAATTCTGAAAACTCACTAGTTTATGCACCAAAGATTGCGGCCTACATTACAGGACTAGAGTACGATCGAGAACGTATGCAGAATCCTTATCACATTGAAAAGCAACATTTAAAACAAAGAGACAAAAATGCTGATGGTACATTTAATGAAAATTTAGGTGCTGGATATACTATCGAAAAAGTTATGCCGTCACCGTTTACATTAAATGTTACAGCAGATATTTTTACAACAAATACAGATATGAAATTACAGATAATGGAGCAAATTCTTTATCTATTCAATCCGGATTTTGAAATACAAAAGTCGGACAATTATATAGATTGGACCTCTTTAAGTTATATAGAATTAGGAAATGTAACATTTTCGTCACGAACTATACCAGTTGGAGCAGATACTGACATAGACGTAGCAACAATGACTTTCACTATGCCCATATGGTTATCACCACCTGTTAAAGTTTCTAAATTAGGAGTAATAGAAAAGATTATTATGTCTGTGTATGACGACGATGGTGGAATTACAAAAGGTCTTATAGATGGGTCACTACTTTCAAGAAGTTATATTACTCCGGGTAGTTTTAATTTGTTCTTATCAGGAAATCAGTTAAGATTATTTGGAACAACGGGTATAAATGTCGGCTCTGGCGGAGATGGCTATTATACAGGTGCTAGTGGAACTGATCTAGATCCTTTTACGACATTTGGACCAGCAATTAATTGGAATACACTGTTGAATCAATACGGAAAAATTACAAACGGCATAAGTCAAATAAAACTAGTTCAAGAAAACGGAAACGAAGTTGTAGGAACAATAGCTCCGTCTCCGTTAGATGAATCTTTATTAGTTTTTAGTATTGACGCTGATACTATTCCAGCAAACACATTAACTAGTGTCAGTAAAATAGTAAATCCGTTGACGTTTGATCCAGGTACACCAACAAACGGTACTCGTTACCTTGTTGTAAACGACATTGGTGATTCTACTAACACGTTTGATGCCAGTGCTTGGGGCAATCTACGAGCCAGCACAAATGATATAATTGAATACAATTCCTCAACTAGTAAATGGGGTGTAGTCTGGGACGCTTCAAATCCCGATTCGACACTAGCATATGTAACAAATTTAAACACAGGTATACAGTACAAGTTTACCAATGGTTCTTGGGTAAAAAGTTATGAAGGTGTTTATGTCGCAGGCAAGTGGACTATTGTGTTATAATTACTAAATGGAAAAAAATATAATTTGTTCAGGTGCGTTATTTTATGCTACAAGCACTAAACGTTTCTTATTTTTACAAAGAACGGATGGAAAAACTTCTGGTATGTGGGGACTTGCAGGTGGCAAAGCCAAATTTAAAGAGTCTGCATTTGAAGGATTGAAGAGAGAAATTATTGAAGAAGTAGGAACACCTCCTACGTTTAGAAAAGTTATACCATTAGAATTATTCACGTCTAACGATCAACAATTTTTTTTCAATACCTATGTAATTGCTATACAAGATGAATTTCCTCCTATATTAAATTACGAGCATTCGTCTTATGCTTGGTGTGCCTTTGAATGTTGGCCAAAACCTCTACACGCTGGGTTAAGGAACACACTCAACAACAAAAGTATAAAAGGTAAGTTACAGACTATATTAGATTTAATAGTCTAACCAGCACTGATTTTCAAAGTACCACTATCGTTCCAAAGTTGTCCTGCAACACTTGGATCACTGGTTGGCAGGTTTGTTAATTTTACAATTTGATTTGAAAATGTTTTTTCACCTGTAATTGTTTGATCGGCCGCAACTGTTAGGTTCACTGCAACTGCACCACCAGCCGCTCTCAATAAATCAACCCTGTATGCACTGACAGATGTCGAACCACCCGATGTACTGGAGGCATTAAGCACTGTGCTTGTACCATTGAAAGATGCTGTAAAAGTTAGTTGGTCTGTGCCTTTAGATGACACTGTCGGTCCAGCACTAACAAAAGCATCTTGAGTACTGCCGTCTACACCCACACCACTCACCACAACAACCTCTGATATGCTGGCCGCTCCTTCTGATGAATTGTAACCGGTGACAATGTAAAAGGCACCTGTTGCTGAGTCTGATGTAAATGTGTCTAATTGTGTTGGTGATGAACTGACTGTTTTGGTTGCAATAGTTGCCACGTTGTCACCGTCACTCGCTGATTCTGAATCTGATAATAATACTTTGTAACCTGTGATCCTACACTGTGACGATAGTCCTTTTAGTCGAACGTTTCCATCTGATATGTCTGCAGACAGCGTAGTTAACGCTGAGCCGACATATGTCTGCACGTCTCCATATGGTGTTATGTAAGCATTTGTCCCATCGTGTACGACCAATGCCTCAATGTTTTGTAGTTTGTTGTTAGTTGAATCATTCAAACTTAAGAAATATTTTGCTCCTCTGTATGAAGATGCACTCCAAGAATCAATAACTGATGCACCAGCATCATCCCTTTTTATATGTACTCTCCAAGCACTCACCGACGTGCTTCCGCCACTTGATGAAGCGGCTTTCAGTGCTATTGTGCCCGAACTGTTTGTTGCTGTAAAATTTAATTGATCTGTTCCTTTTGAACTTATACCATGTGCAGAAACGAAAACATTTGAACCATCTGCTAGTAGCATAACTTCGTGTATAGAAGATGCCGCTTCAGATGAGTTGTGACCTGTCACAACATAAAATGCTCCAGTGTGATCACTAGTCGACCATGAGTCGATTGAAGTTGCCGATGAACTCACTGTTGTTGAAGCGAGTGTTCTGTGTACGTCTGCTGTACTGCCATCATATGTTGTACTCATAGAATCTGCTAGTAATACTCTGTGTCCTATTACAGCCCAATTGGCAGATGAAGCACCTACCAGTAATCTAACATTTCCGCCACTTATGTCTGTTGTAAGTGTAAAGATGGCATCAGTACCAGCAGAAGATACTGTACCGTATGTACTGATATACGGATCTGTACCGTCGTGCACCACTATTGCTTCTTGTAAACAGGTTGCTCCAGTGTCTGAATTTTTTCCAGTGATAATATATTTTGCACCCCTGTTGCTACCAGAAGACCAAGAGTCTAAAACTTCTGTTCCTGTGTCTACATCGCTGTTGTAAAAAGTTTTGACTGCGTCTGCTACTGCTAGTCCTGTACTAGGTCCTAGGGCCATCCTGTAGTAGGACATACTGTTAAGTGCAGAGTTACCTTGCCCTCTTACTCTCACAGTACTACTGTCAACATCTGCTGTTACCGTTGTATAATTGTTTGATGGATCAGATTTAACTATGTGCGTTTCATTTATGAACGCATCTGAACCGTTGTGCGTTAGATTGTATTTTACCATCATTGCGTCACTGTTGGACTCATCTCTGTGGACAGCAAAGTACACAGCCGAGTTAAATGCCGTTCTGCCAAATGTGTCTAAATTTTTAGTTGCACTGTTGTTTATCGAAGTGGAAAAACCTGTGTCTACATATGAATTAGAATTTGTTTGTCCGTTGGTCGCATCTGCCTGAGAAAAGATTCCAATATTTCCTGATGTGGTATCTGTTGTGTTGTCACCTAATGGCCATCTGTACCAACTCACACTGTTGATGTCTGATGAACC